TCTCATATAATCTGACATCAAAGGTTGATAGTCTACTTTATATCTCTTCATCCTTTGATAAAAGTCTTCTAACAGCTCATATCTAGAAGGATGCAAATAAAATTCTAGTTGGACGGCATGTATTTTGCCTTGTAACACTGTGTAGTGATCTTTACTTACAGAATAATACGATAAAGTATTATATATAACTCGTAATTCCAGTGGACACACTATCTGCTGTAACTCATCATGGTATACAAAAGACCGTTTTAGAAATGTAATTTCTGAAATATCCTGAAAAGGAGTCTCAATAGGCCGTTTTACTGAATCTGTAAACCCCATACCTACACTTTCAAAAAATTCCTTCATAGTTACTGCATTTAAGACATCTTCGTGTTTGCGTACTACATTCAACTTATCATCTCCATACACATAATCATCTACAGCCTCCCAGTAATCTCGTACGGATGGCTCTTTAACATTTCTATAATACCAAACTGCAGTATACAGTTTGTTAATTATGCTATTCATAATAGCAGTTAAATAACTACCTGAAGGCATGGAATGCGTTGTCAACACTGTGTCTTTCTCAATCACAACTAAAGAATTAGTAAGAGTACCTACTAAAGCATACAACAAATTCACATTTGTTTCATCACTATGCTCTACTAAGTGTTCAGCTAATAACTGTTGTAATTCTGCATTCATACTACCATCCCAGTTTTTGATATCTCCTGCAAACACTTTACCTGTCTGCATTTGTTTATAAATAGAGGGCCAATCTCTTATTGGATTACACCCCACCATTATTTTATTAAATCCTCTATTTTGCATTATATGTTCTACCATCTTCCCAAAATACTTCTTAACCAAAAATTGCTGGGTTATCGTTCCCACTCTGAAACTCCTAGGAACACCTTCTTTCTCAGCATTCCTAATTTCGTCCTTAAGTACTTCTTGCCAAATCAAGTGTTTATAATCGACATCCCCTGCTAAAGCATTCGTATAAATAGAATCTAACTCCTTCTTAAACACTTCCGTAGGGCACTTATTCTCAAAATCAATATAAAATTCTTTCTCTTTTTCCATACAAAATCCATTAGATGACTTCTTATTTAAACCGGCCAGCCAATCGTTTCCAGCTACTACTTCGGTATCGCTTAACACTCCAAATCTTCCCACCATAGAGGCTAAAATTAATTTACAAAATTTCAATTCATTATCTCTTAAACTGACGCATGGAGTAAATGATTTCTTGCTTACTTCTTTCAATGTATTTTTCCCATACTTATTCAAATCTGCTGGATATCTACTTACTGGATATATTCCATATAAGGCTGATTGCACCAAATCTGTAGAATTAGGAGTTCTCGATATTAACCCTGTATTATAAAACTGTAAAACACTGGTATTTTCTTTATCCAAATTAGATATTTCTAGATCTACTTTAACAATTGGTAAACTCTTATCGAAACAATTCTTAATTGTTTGTAAAACTTCACCAGAATATCTACTAGCTACTCCAAAATCTTCCACTGGATTTCCTGCCACATGCATCCCTAAAATTCCTCTCTTAATAGAGAACAATATAGCTCCACAAAGACCTGCTGCTTGTACATCATACTTTATATAATCTTCCTTAGTAGTGTTAACTTGCAGCGCACTTCCAAACCTAAATTTATAATCTACCACGGAACCAAACTGGGCTACATTATCTAGCCTCCTAAATCCATGTCCTGAGATTAAATACAACTGATCCTTTATATCGCTGTCTTTATTCAACCAAGAGGATATACTTTTAAAAGGATTAGGATAATTTTGAGGCAAAACATACACAGCTACATCATATTCTCTATCAATATAGATTCTTGTAATAGGTGTATATTCCAAAATTATATGGTTCAACTGTTTGTTCTTGAATATTTTAATTTTCATATTCTCCTCTGGTGTTAAATGAGATGGAAGCAATAAAGATCTTCCACTTATCAAAACTTGGCATGAAACTTCTTCATCTCCTTTTTTCAAATTACACTCATATACATTTTTCATCAATGACTCTACAGAGTTATGTACTCCTGAAGTGTTCGTGTCAAACTTAGATCCTTGTCCTTCTATACTTGCCGGGGAATCAGATAAATAATAACAAATTATGGCTCCTACTAATAGCAATGCTATTATGAATAGGAATCCTCCTAAATAATTTTGTATCTTGGACCCTAAATTAATAGAATACTCGATCAAATTCATATTATTCCAGTTGTCTGACCAT